ATTATCAAGAAGAAAAAAGTGCGCTGAGCGCAAAGCGCGAAAGCGCAAAAGAGCTTTAGCTCTTTTTTAAAATAAATAACTAATACATCAATGGAATGCAATAATGCGTCTCGAAACACTATCAGATAATATGCTTTTATTAGAACAACATATGAATTCTTCTAGGAATATTCTTAGAGAATCATGCTATGGGCTTAACAAAGAACAACAACGAATTGTAGAAGGAATCTATAATGAATTCTTGCCTTTGATTGAAGCTAGTTTGACTGCTGATCAGATTACTCAGATCTTTGGTAATGTTGAAAAATCAGCTACTGCTGCCGGCGGCAATAGAACTATGTTGGGCAAGGCTGTAGACATACCTGGTCAGGTAAACGATGCAATTAACAAAGTTGGCAAATATCTACAAGATACTGCTCCTGTAAAGTTTATGGATCAGAAATTTGAAGATCTAAAGGCTAAAGTTGGAGCAAAGTTTCCTAAACTAGATCAACAGCTAACAGGATTAGGTACTTGGATGAAGGAAAATCCAGGTAAGAGTGCAGCAATTATTGGTTTGCTAACTGTGCTAGCATCTCTAGCAGGCGGACCAGTTGGCGGTGCTATCGCCGGTCAAGTGCTTAAAGGTGCATCTGAATTAATAAAAGGCGAAAAACTTTCCACAGCTATTGGTAAAGGCCTAAAAGCTGCGGCAGTGGGATGGCTTGCTGGCAAATCAATGGAAGCTGTTGGAAAATTGATTGCCACTGTTGCTGAATATTTTGATCCCCAGCCGCTACAGGGATTTGCTCAATTTTATCAAGAAAACATCGGTAACGGACTGCCAAATATTTTTAGAGACGCACATATAGTTGGAACAAAAGATCAGCTATCTCAATTTAATCAAATGTGGGGCAGTGCTGCTGAACAGTGGCGGAGTGGAAATTTTGAAGCTGCATACGAAGCATTCGGTAACGCTCAAACTTTTGCTACAGAAATTACTAATGCAACATATCAAGTAATGGGAGAAGATCCTGGGGCTAAGATTAGACAACTCAATGATTTGTTTACAGGTCTTGCAGCAGCAGCCCAAGGGGCAGCTACCGGTGCAGCTGGATATGACAAGCAGGGAAAACCGGTCGAAGCTGCTAAGGAAAGTTATTATGTGCAGACTCGTCCACTAAGTGAAGGTCAAGTGTATATGATCTTTAATCGTGCTGTTACACAACAATTGAACGAAGGTCCAATATGGGATAAAGTTAAAGGTGTAGCAGGCAAAGGCATAGACAAATTAAAAACCGTTGGAAAAAATCTAACTACTTCCGTTACCGCTGACAAATTAAATTCAGCCTGGAAGAAAGCTGGAAGCCCTACAGACAGCGAAGAAGTGGCAAAGATATTAACCACCGCTGGAGTTAGTGATGACATAGTAAAAACAGTGTACACTGATTTAAAAATTCCAGCACCTGGCGCTGCTGCAGAAACGCCAGCTGAAGTAGATACCGCAGCACTCGAAAAAATGGTTGCGTCAATGACTGCCAAAGACAAAAAACGTCTTGCACAGTATATCAATAAACAATTAGGAACCGCATAAAATGAGAATCAATGAAATATTATTGACTGAAAGTCAAAACCTCGAAGAAGGACCAATTGGATCTGCTCTAGGAGCAGTAGGCCGAGGAGTAGGCAAAGCTGTGGGAGGCGTGGCCAAAGGGGCTGGAGCAGTGGCCGGTGGTATCGCTGGTATTGGCCGAGCATTCAAGAAAGGTTATGCAGGTGGTAAAGCCACAGTAGCAGGTGATCCTGTGCCCGACGACGGCAGCGCAGCCGCAGACACCGGAAACGCTAGCAGTACCAGTGCAGCTCCTGCACAACAGGCAGCACCAGCAGCAACAGCCGCTCCCGCAAAAGCTGCGGCACCTGCGGCAGCACCGGCAGCTGAACCAGCAGCAGCTCCTACTGCACAAGATATCAACAAGGCAGGCCCGGCAGGCACGCCAGCAGCAAAACCACAGACAGGTGCGGGTGCTCAGGCTCTTGCTAAAACAGCACAGGCCACAGCAGGTCAAGATGCAGGTCAAGCAGGACAGACCATGTATGCACAGGTTAAAGCCAATATTGACAAGCTAGACAAAAAAGGCAAGCAGCGTATTCTACAACTGTTACAGAAAAGTTTAACACAGCCAGATCCTAAAGCAGCCAAAGCGGGAGCGGCGCAGGCAGCACCAGCAGCTCAACCTGCAGCAGCACCAGCAGCAGCACCAGCAGCACCGGCAGCAGCACCAGCAGCACCGGCAGCAGCACCGGCAGCAGCACCAGCAGCAGCACCGGCAGCAGTACCAGCTGCTGAACAACCTGCACAAGCTGCCGGTAAGAAAAAATCAGCTCCTAAAAAGAAAGTAGCACCGAGCCAAGCAGAAATTGATGCAGATCGTGAGCGTGTTATGGGTGTTACCAGCGATTCTGTGATTAGAAAAGGTCGAGTTGTAGCTGAAAGTAGAATACCTTTTAGTCTTTTTAAACCTAGATGAAAGCTAAAGAATTTATTTTTGAACGAGATTCTCTGTGGGACAAGGTCAAAGATGTTACCGGGTGGTCTAAGTATCAAAACACTGATCGACCAACCGCAGACGACGACTGGAATCCTTTTCGATCTAAAGATACTAAACAATCAGCAGTTAGCAAACCGGTGAAAAAAACTGCGATTAAACCTCAGATCTCCGACAAAAATATCAAAAATTTTGAAATCAAAGATGTTGTATCTAGATTAGAAAGCGGCCAACCTATGTACGCTGATGATCAAGATAGATTATCAAGATTGATCAATAGTTTGAAAAAAGGATCAATTACAAGCCCAGTCGATACTGGTTCTTTGCTGCGCACATTAAAAGATGCTCAACAAGGTAAAAGTCTTTCAGACGAACAAAAACAAATTCTTGTAAACTACAAAAATAATCTTTAAAAGAAATTTAACCCTGTTTTCTTAGTGGTTTCTAGATTTTCTTTTATGATTTCCGATACAATTTCTCTTTCATCGTAGCTCATATTCATACCTTCACTATAAGAAAGACCTCTCATATACCAACACAGTTTGAGAACATCTTTCTTTATTATCCGTGCCTCTTTGTCTAATTGTTCAGCTTCCTGTAAGATCTCCGGCACGGACATTGTTAAGATCTTACTGCGAAAAAATTTGATTGATCCATGGTCACTGGCAGAATGTAATCTTTACCACATTCTTTACAGACCACGTCTTGAGGTTTTAGTTCGACATTTTCTTTGAGCTTGGTCATATGACCGGATATTTTTTCAAATACATCTTTTGAACAGTTGTAGATAAATTCTTTGATCTGTTTAGGATCACTGGTCTCGCCATCCGGAGTTTGGATTTTAGCTATGCAACCAGCTACTATGTCTACAGTGAGTTCTGTAAGTTTAACAAAACTCTTACCAAAACGTTCAACTTTTTCTTCATCGCTGATAGATTCGTCGTTGACTATTGAAAAAATTCTCTGTTGTTCAAAGGTTTTAATTGTATTTTTAGTAACTTCTTGATAGGTGTAGGGTCTTAGATAAAATGTCAAAGGATCGATAGTTACTGTTTCTTCGTAGACAAATGTGCCAAATTTTTCTAACCAGGCAGTAAGGTTCATCTCAAATTCGTTTTCGCTGTTGCAGTGAGGACAGGTGCTGTTAAGTTCCATGGTCTCACCGTAGGTAGCGATTCTAATAGCTATGAGACAGACGTCTAAATCAATGCTGGGCATTTTCCAAGGGTCCATAATAGCAGGTATACAGCTTTTGATGACCTGTACTGTGCTTTCTCCTGACAGCAACGCATCAGGTGTTTTAAACATCAGCTCATCTTTGGCAGTCATAGCATATACTGGATATGTTCCGTTAGCAGAGTTATCGATGGCGCCTTTGGGATAAAATTTACCTTCCGAAGGAAGCTTCAACCAAATTTTAGGTTGTCGAAAGTAATTCGCTAAAGGATTACCCATCATTGTTTTTTGATTTTCTGACATTTTGATCTCCAATAAATACTATTGCCGTATTGGTATTTATATGCACATTTTTCTGGATTTTTAAATAATGGCTCAAGTCACAATCGATATTCCTGGAGTTGGTAATGTAGTAGCTAAAAATGCTGCTTCGGAAGCTACTTTAAAAGAAATTCTTAAAGCTTTTCAAGCTAACGGTCGCGGAGCATCGGGAGCAGGCGGTGGTGGTGCAGGAGGCGCAGGAGTCACTAACCAGATGACTAAAGCTAACAAAGAAAATACCAAACAAACCAAAGAAACAACCAAAGAAGTCAAAGAAAGCGGAGATGCTTTTAATAGGGTAGGAAGAGCTGTAGGACTGGTAAGTTTTGGAATGGGGAGACTTACTAAGATTGTTGAAACTGCTGGCCGTGGAGTTTTAGGCCTAGGCGAAAGAGCTGCTCAGATTATACAGACATTTGCCAATGTAGGCGACAGTGTTGAAAGCGCAGCGGGTGTATTTTCTGGCATTCCCGTAGTAGGAACTATCTTTGCCGCAGTGGCTTCGGCAGCTACTAAAGTAACTGATTCATTTCAAAGTGCTACAGCCGCTGGTGCTACATTTGGCGGAAGTATAACTAATTTCTCTAGAGCAGCAAGTGGTGCAGGAATGACCATGGAAAAGTTTGGTCAGATGATAGCACAGAATGGTGAAGGTTTAAGATTATTAGGCGGAACCACAGAAGCAGGTGCTAATAGATTTAGTCAGATTTCAAATGCACTGAGAAAAACCAGCGGAGATTTATATGCATTAGGATTCAGCACAGCTGATGTAAATCAAGGTATAGCTTCGTATAGTAAATTAATGGGATCAGTGGGTAAGTTACAAGGAATGAGTAACGCTGATCTAGTCAAAGGCAGCAAAGCATATCTTAAAGAAATTGATGCATTGGCAAAAATTACAGGCGAAACAAGAAAACAACAAGAAGAAGCACAGGCAAAACTAGCGGCTTCGGCACAGTTCCAGGCTATGGTGGGTAATATGAACGCCACAGAAGCTAAGAAAATGATGGCTACCATCACGGGACTACCTCCTGGATTACGAAGTGTTGCAGAAGACATAATGGCTACCGGTACTGCTACTACTGAAGAAAGTCAACAGTTCATGGCATTGATGCCTAAGTCTGCGGCTAAGATGGCTGAATTTGCTGAAATGAGCAAAAGAGGTATCGCTCCTACAGTAGCACAACAACAAGAGTTGCAAAATTTATTAAAGATGGAAGGTGCTGCTGCCAAGAAACAATACGGAGACAACGCTAGGTATAACAAAGACATAGCCAAGACATTTATGATGATGAATGACTCGGCTAATATTACTAAAGACGGTTTGGTGCAGGCAACTGCTGAACAAGAAAAAGCTATTGCAAAAACTGACGGTATGGCTGCACAGATGGAAAAAACTAAACAAACATTGGCTGAGTTCAGTAATGGTTTCCAAATGGCATTAGCTAACAGCGGAATTCTTGATCTGATGCTAAAAGCATTTACTTTATTGGCCGGTCTTGTTCAAACATTTGTAGTTCCTGCTTTTAATGTTGTAGCAGGTATATTAACAGCAGTGTTAGAACCAGCGTTGAAGTTTTTAGGAGAAATAATTAATACCTATGTTGTTCCTGCAATGCAGGTATTAGTAGGATTTTTCGTTGATACATTATTGCCGGTAATCCAAGACCTAGCAACCACATTAAAAGATTTTTTTAAACCTATATTTGAAGAGATAGGTGCATTTTTTAGAGATACATTATATCCAGCATTTTTAGATGTTGCAGTATTTGTTAGAGACACTTTCTTGCCGACATTTATGGACATAGCTTCTGCTATAGGAGAAATAGTTACTCCGGTATTTGAAGCACTAGGAGGCATAATCAAAGATTACGTGTGGCCTGCTTTCCAAGCGATCGGATCATTTATAGCAGATAATTTAACTCCAATTTTTGCTACTTTATTAACAGCATTGACTGCCTATGCTACCTATCAATTAGTTACAGGTATAGGTGCGTTGATATCATTTGGAACAGCGTTAATAGCAGCAACACTTCCTTTCTTACCTCTGATTGCAGCAGTAGGTGCTATAGCTGCTGGATTCTTTTTCTTGTATAAAAAATTAGAAGAAGCAGGGTTTGGATTTAATATGTTAGGAGACGGTCTGCGACTTATAAAAGTTAAGTTCAAAGAATTTACCGGAGCTATAGGTGATATTATAGCAAAGATACCTGGTATGGGCAGATCTGAAGAAGAAGAGAAAGCTCGAGAAGAAGAGAAAAAAGCTCTAGAAGAAGAGAAAAAAGAAATACAAGATCGATTAGAACAACGTCGAAAGCAAAATGCGTTTGAAGCTACAGAAGAAGGCAAACGATTAAAAGCAATAGAAAACGAAAGAAAAAGAGAAGAATTAAAATTAGATATAGATAAAAAAGTTGTAGGCTACAAACAAACCGGAGCAAAACATATACAAAGCGCCAGCGGTTCGTTAGGAGCAGGAGCCAATTCTGCTAAAGAATCAGCCGACGCTGCTAAAGAAGCAACTGCTCAGACTAAAGAAGTTGATATGAGCAGTCCTATCAATTCTTTGATGACATTTGCAGAGCAACAAAAATCGTCATTATTTGTAGAAGGCGATAAAGAAAAGAAACAAAAAGCTAGAGCAGAAGAAAGAGCACAACTACAGAAAACAGCCGATACCGCCGCAGCAGAATCTAGATTAGTTTCTCAATCAGGCAATCAACAACAGGCTGCAGAAGCCACCAAAAAAGCAATAGAAGCTCAGAAACAATTAGCAGCGTACGACAAAAAAATAGCTGTCGACGCTGCAAGAGATGAATTAAATTATGCAAAAACTGATGCAGAAAAAAAAGTTGCTGCACAAAAATTAGCTGTAGCAGAAAAACAACTAGCCGATTTTCAAAAAATTTCTTCCGAAAAACAAGCAGCAGCAAAAGCAACGACTCCGGGAACAGGTAAAGTAAATGAAGCAGAAGCTCCAAAAGCAGCAAAAGCAACGACTCCGGAAACAGGTAAAGTAAATGAAGCAGAAGCTCCAAAAGCAGCAAAAGCAACGACTCCGGGAACTCCGGCAACTAGCAAATTAAATGAAGCAGAAGCTCCAAAAACTGAATTAGAAGCTCAGGCTGCAAGAAAAGCAGCTGAAGATAAAGCTAAAAAAGAAGCCGAAGGTAAATCTACAATACAAGATCAAAGAAAAATAGGACCATCAGGGCCTGCTCAAGAATCTACAGAATCACTGCTTGCTAGCTTAAATAGTAAGATGGATGTTCTTATAGGAATCAATAGAAGACAGATCGATGTAGGAGAAAGACAGCTATCAGTACAAGCTAGTTTATCGGGCGATGGTTTTAATATATAATGGAAAAATAAAATGAGTTGGAAAAAATATTTTACACCGGTATCGATCGATAATCAATCGAGATCGATGAGTCCTTTAGGAAACAACGGTCGACCGGGTCCAGCTCGCGCCAATTATAGCTCATTCCTACCAGATGTCTACGCAGGTGCTCCAAATCGTGTTGAGCGTTATATGCAGTATGACACAATGGATATGGATTCAGAAGTTAATGCTGCATTAGATATTCTTGCAGAGTTTTGTACACAGAAAGACAAAGAAAATGCTACACCGTTCCATTGTTTTTTTAGAGGTAGAGCAACAACTACCGAAACAAAATTGCTAAAAGACTCATTACAAAAGTGGGCTAAACTGCAACAGTTTGAAACACGAATTTTTCGTATTGTTCGAAATGCTTTCAAATACGGTGATTGTTTTTTTGTCAGAGATCCAGAAACTAAAAAATGGTTATTCGTTGATGCTGCTAAAGTCACTAAAATTATTGTAAATGAAAGTGAAGGTAAAATTCCTGAACAATATGTAATTAGAGATATCAACTTTAATTTCAAAGAGTTAATAGCAGTAACTCCGCATGGTACAACTAATACCGCTCCGAGCGGCACTAGTTCTTATACATCGGGCGGAGGGTTTGGTAGAGGTATGGTCGGTACAGCAGCACAACCTCCCGGTACACGTTTTTCAAACCAAACTAATGAAGTTACTATAGATGCAAAAAATGTTATTCATATTAGTTTAAGCGAAGGACTAGATAATAACTATCCTTTTGGTAATTCATTGTTAGAATCAGTATTCAAAGTCTACAAGCAGAAAGAACTGCTTGAAGATGCTATCATCATCTATCGTATACAACGTGCTCCAGAAAGACGTATTTTCTATGTAGATGTAGGTAATATGCCAGCCCACATGGCTATGAGCTTTGTTGAGCGTGTTAAAAACGAAATCCAACAACGACGTATTCCAAGTGCCACAGGTGGTGGCGCTAATGTAATGGATTCTAGTTATAATCCGCTATCTGTATCCGAAGATTATTTCTTCCCGCAGACAGCAGAAGGTCGCGGATCAAAAGTTGAAACACTACCAGGTGGTACTAACCTAGGTGAAATCACAGACTTGCGTTATTTTACTAACAAACTTTTTAGAGCGTTACGTATACCGGCAAGCTACTTACCAACTGCGATCGATGAACAGCCGAATACTGTTGCAGACGGAAAAGTAGGAACCGCTTACATACAAGAATTGAGATTCAATGAGTATTGTAAACGACTACAATCCATAATCGTGGAAACGTTTGATCAAGAATTTAAAGTTTGGCTTAACGACAGCGGAATCAATATTGATCCAAGTCTGTTCGAACTTAAATTTAATACGCCACAGAACTTTGCAGCATATAGACAGTCTGAGTTAGATACTGCAAGAGTAGCAACTTACGCACAATTAACGCAGATTCCATATATCAGTAAACGTTTCGGATTAAAACGATTCTTAGGGTTAACTCAAGAAGAAATCGTCGAAAACGAAATTCTATGGAAAGAAGAGAACAGCGGAAAATTAAAACCAGCACCCGACGCTGCTGGCTCGATGCGATCTATAGGTATTTCGGGTGGCGGTCTGCAAGCTGCCGCTGAAGAACAATCTGCTGAAGCATCTCCAGAAATGGCAGCAGCAGCAGAAGCTCCGCCCGAAGAAGCACCGGCTCCAGAAGCACAAGTTTAATAAATACATTATGCTTCTATTAGAATTTTTATATTTTAACGATAATACTAACGATTTTTCAGTAGATCGTCGCTATTCTAACGATCGAGATAGCAGTGTCTTAGAAAAAGATGACACTAGAAAAGTACGCTTAACTCTAAGACAGATAAATCAGCTTAGAATGCAAAGCGAAGCTCATGAATTTGAAAAAGAATCAGAGTTAGAATTTATCAAACAAATGTACGGAACCCCAGTTGAAGCAGAACAGCCAGCCCAGTGATAATCCTGCTTTCGTTTTAGGAAACGGTGTAAGCAGACTAAAAGTAGATCCAAATTTTTTAATTAAAAACGGAACAGTCTACGGGTGTAATGCCCAGTATAGAGAATTTGAACCTCACTATCTAATCGCAGTTGATGTTAAAATGGTCAACGAGATAGTATCTGCAGGATATCATAAAAATCACCAAGTTTGGACAAATCCGAACAAAGGTATCACATCAAAACACAGTTTAAACTTTTTCAGCCCGCATAAAGGATGGAGTTCAGGACCTACAGCATTATGGTTCGCTTCTACCCACGGATACAGAGAAATATACATATTTGGTTTCGATTATGCAGGAATAAACGGCAAATTTAACAATGTGTATGCAGACACATTTAACTATAAAAAAAGCCAAGACTCGGCTACATTCCACGGAAATTGGGCTAGCCAGACTGAAAAAGTTATTAAAGAATTCCGTAATATTACATATTACAGAGTGATAGATCCGTCACAAAATTACATTCCGGAAAAATTAAGTAAAGAGATTTATAATTTAAAACATCTATCTTTTTCTGATTTTGAAAAAAAATTTCCTGGAAGTATTTACAACGACCAAATCTATCAAAAAACTACCATTTAACCCCCTTTTATTACAAGGGCGTTAAATACATCTACAGCCTATCCATCTTGAAGGAGAATAAATTATGGCAGATAAAACCACACTTGAGCAGATGCTCGAGAGCTTGGTCAATGACGATCAAGCCAAAGCAGAAGAACTATTCCACGAGTATGTAGTAGCAAAATCTCGTGAAATCTATGAAAGTCTAATCGAAGACGAGCTAGAAGAAGCTTCGGATGAAGACGAAGAAGACGAAGACGTTGAAGAAGCAGCTAAAGACGAAGATGCAGAAGACGAAAAAGTAGACGAAGAATTTGAAGATATTGCCATCGAAGCTGACGACGAGATGGACGATATGGGCGGCGACCCAACTGACGATCTAGAAGCAGATCTAGAAATGGGCGACGAAGAAGGTGAAAAGTCTGAAGAAGAACTTTTCCAAGACCTAGACGCTATCGTTGACGAACTACAAGCTAAGTTTGACGAACTCAAAGGCGGTGATATGGGCGGCGACGACATGGGCGGCGACGAAATGAAAGACGATTTTGATCTAGAAACAGTTCGTGAATATGTTGAAAAAGTTCCAGCTGGACACGGTGCAGAAAAGAAAGGCGCTGCTGAAAAAGCTGACAACACAAAATCTATCATTGATAATATGAAGAACGATATGGGCGGTACAACTGCTAATATCCTTTCTAGTAAAGAAGATGCAGCTACCTACGCTAATCAAGGCCAATTAAAAGGTAATGGTTTGTTAAAAGGTACTGCTAAAGAAGATAATGCTGGCAACATCAATGTTCCAGGCGGCAAAGCTGGCGGTGCGTTCAGCAAGAAAGAGCCAGGACATGGTGCTGAGAAGAAAGGTTCTGCAGAATCTGCAGACAACAAGCAAAGCCTTTTCCGTGGTCGTAGATAATAGGACACAACGGTGAATAAACTTACACTAGCAGAACAT